GCAGTCCCAACTTTGAAGAAGTGGGCGACAGGTTCTGGCAAAGCAACTAAACAAGAGATGATAGACGCCGCCAACGCCCTTTGGGGGCTCGAACCACAAGANGACAACCACGCTGATGCGATGCTCCTATGTGCCTATGCNGAGGCTCACGCATGAGCAAACTACCGCCAATGGACGCGAATGACCGATGCAAATACTCAACCGACGAATGGAACGAGTTGGCCCGCAAGTGGGCCGAACAAGAACCCGACTTAAAATCAGCCGTCGACAAGCTAAGAGAGCACTTTCCCGACGCAAAAGTGACCTACATAGGTCCACGCAGACAGTAAACTGGCTGGCGATATCCGTGTACGGTGGAAGTTTTCTGTGCTGGGCGGTTATCTGTTCTGCTTTGATAACCGCCTAGTCCTGTGACGAAAAGAACGCAGCAAACGTGAACCTATAATCAGGAGCCGCCTGACTTGGGGGACGCACACTGTGCATAACGCCTGCGTTAATCCACAGTACTCGACCAGGCTTGAAGGAAACAGCATGTTCAGCTTCGTAATCATGCTCAGAATATATGATTGTTTCTCCAGCCCACTCAGGTGCCCATCGCGTGTTGCAATAATACAAGAGAGTGTCTAGGTCTCCGTGAGTATGGGGGCAAAAGACGTTTGAGGGTTCGGCCAGATTGATGATGTTCTGAGTTGGGGTTCTCCCCCTAACGAGCTCGTCAATACGTGGGCTGTTGTGCAAGCGCAAAACACCCATGCCTTCAACTTCGTCCAACGTGTAGGGGCTATACATAATTCGACGCTGTCCGTTTACGTCGTCAAAATTTCTGTCAGCCCACCCAATCCTGTATTTGCTATTACGGACAAACTCAAACATGTCATCTCTGTCGCAAGCAGAGTAAGCGTTGTCTATTATCTCATACATCTTCGCCTATCCCGAGCCACGAGTTTACAACATCGAGAGGCTTCACAAGCTCCTGAGCTATCTCGATGGGTTGCTTGCCAGTGAGGGCGAGCTCTTTCGCTCGGCGTTTTGTACTAAAGCTACTGACCAATTTCTTCTCGCCACTTACTTTGTGCTGAGCCCAGCCGATGAATTGTATTGGGTCATGGACGTCAGTCCATTCGCGAACCTTTCCGTAGCGAACTTCCATCGCCATGAACACATACCAGTCGTCGTCCAGCTTGCGCTGTAGCAAGTCCATTGGTGAGCGGTCATAGTTGCCGTCAAACATACCAGCTTTTTGCTTTGCGGTTTCTTCGTCTCGGTAAATCTGGGCAATCCGTATCTGGGTTTCCAGAACTGTAAGCTGGTTGGTAGACCCAGCCTCGCGCCCAAGACCATCATCACCTGGCTTGTTTGAGTGGTGCAGCATTATGACAGACATTCCAGCGTTGCGTAGACGAAGCGCCAGACGATTGATGTCAGCCCACTCCTCTGCACTATTCTCCGACATGCCAGACCAGGCTGTCCGTATCGTATCGAAAACAACCACGTCTGGACGGAAGTATTCTACCCAGCCCTGCATCTCACGCAGACCCTCTGGTGAGCGCATGTTAATTTCCTTGTCTTCTAACCACGGTGTCCATATGGAAAAACGGTCTTCTGCGTCGCCGTACATATTACGAAGGTCAGACAGACGACGACCGAGGTCTCCTTGTGATAGCTCAAAATCAAAATACAAAACCTTAGCGGGCTTATATATTTCAAACGGGCCGAAGCTCCGCTGGCCAGCGCACATAGAATACAGGGCGTGTTGCAAGAACATGGTCTTGCCCGAGCCTGAGTACCCATGGATTTGTATGATTGTCTGAGGTCTCAACCATGGCTCTAAGAAGTACTGCCGATTTTTACCAGACTCGATTAGGTCATCACTGTCACCGACAGTAATCAGCTTGCGCTCCCGCCGCTCACCCTCAAAGACTTCAATGTCTGGTCTCTTGTATATGTACTCCCCAGTGTTGGGGTCGAAGCGCTCTGGGTGGTTCGCCCTCTCCATACGCTCCACGCTGGCAAGTGTGTCTTCAAACTCTTTGTCCCCAAGATGGTCTACAAAGAAGTGGTCCATGAACGCGCGGCACCGCACCCGCAGGTCGGGGCCGAAAGCGCCAGTCAACACACTTTCGCTGGCATAACGCATGACCCTGTCATTCCTTGCGTTACCTTGACCTGAAGGTATTTTGCCATGCGGAAAATCATTGGCCTTTATAAACGCCTCAGTGCGCTCCCACTCTGTAAGTAGAGTGGATGGGTCAAAGCGAATGTCAGACAGGTTGAGGTCTTCAAAGACAAATTCAGAAAGGGTTTTAGGAAGCAGGCTTGCGCCCGACCAGTCTTTCCAAACTGGCATGTCATCGTATCGGTCTAGGTCTCCTGGGACTTTCCATCTATAGCCCTTACTAGGCGGTAGAAGCGCGTAGCTTCCGTCACCTCGGAAGTCCAAGCCCGACGTTCTTGGCCAGTCAGTACCAGTCGAGTTGTTCCCTGCTCTTGGGCCGCGTCTCTTCCCATCCTTAGGATGCTTGAACCAAAGGTGGCACCCCCTCTTGGTCGATACGACGATGGGCGAGCGCATGCCACAGCTAATCGCCGCATTGAACGCAGTGTCGCTATCGCAATCAACAATGACGACGCCAGAAACTTCCCCCGTGACGACCGCGATGTTGGCCTCCGGCCATGTCGTGAACCAGTTGGTAACTTCTTCTTCGGTCGGCAACCGACTTTGGTAATCGCGCCACTTGATAGCGGGACGCTTCGTTTCTGCGTGTATCGGTATGACCGATAACCCTTCATCCAGATACTCCAGCGCGGCGTTCAGAGTTGTGTCCGAGTTCATGTGTGTCTCCCTGCACTATGTAATCATCAATGTTTACGTTGGGCTCGATTTCTTTAATCCGCACGAGCATGCGGCTACTAACCATTCCCTGCTGTGCCCAGCGATATGGGGTGGTGCGAGCTACACCCAGCTTTTTGGCAAGAGCTGAGGCACCGCCGCAGTCTTCAATAAGCCTTGNGATGTCGAATAACATTNCACACCTTTGGTTATTANTTGTTGACACTGTATGGCAATCATGACACCTTTAGGTGTCACTATCAAGTTAATTATGAGGATGACTATGAAGTTACGTAAGAAGACTGCTTCTACCTCGACATTCAAAACTGCGTCCATCAGCGGCGTGCCCGTAAAAACNTGGCACGCGGAAAGGAATGGCAATGTTTGGGTGATTGAGTCTGAAGAATTTGAAGAAACTGTAGNNCGCGCAGTGAAGGCGCGCGAGAAACTGGAAGAGGCGAAGTCTCTATCGGAAGCCGCAGACAATGAACTGCGTCACCTCGCTACGCGAGTTGCACAAAATGAAGACTCTGACATCGTCATGAGCGGATATGGCTTCGATGTCAAAGTGAAACGCCGTACTCAGTTCCGCTGGGATACCGCAAAACTGGCAGAAATTTTTGCTCAATCAAATAACCTGCCGAACCACGTGAAGACAAGTCTGAGCGTAGACCGACGGACGTGGGAAAGGCTCAGCTCTGGTGAGCAGAACGAGCTACGCCCTGCCCTGAACGTCATCCCCCAAAAATCCGCAGTAAATATTAACAGGAGTTCGTAATGGGAATGTTTAATTCAACATCCTCCGCTGGAGCCCAGCATCACAAGACGCTGGTCTACGGCCACCACGGGTGGGGCAAGACCTACCAGTGCAGGTTCTATGCCGAAGAGTATGGCAAAGGACTGATTATCTCAGGTGAGAGTGGTCTCGCCTCTTTGTCTGATGTGGACATCGACTATGTCGAGTTCCATGGATGGGACAGGAAACACCACCCAGAGCTTTCCGAAGACCAGTTTTGCTTCCGCGATATTGTTCAGATGGTTCGCTCAGAAGAGTTCAAAAAGCAGGGTTACAAGTGGATTGCCATAGACAGTCTGACAGAGATGTCTGACAGGTGCATGTCTGACGTTGAAAAAGACTTCGATAACCCGACTGACATGCGTAAGTGGCAAGACTATGAGCGTCAGATGATTGGTGCATTGAAGTTTATTCGTGACCTTCCTTACGAAATCTTAGTTACATGCCTTGCAAAGGAAGAGAAGAACGATAACGACGCTATCGAATACTGGCCGATGGTGACACAAACCAAGGTAGCCAAAAAGCTACCTGCACTCTTTGACCACGTCTTCTGTGGTCTTCGCTCCACTGACGAAAGCAGTGGCGCAGTAACCGTCTCTCGACAAATCATCACGGACGAAGTTCGTGGCTGGCACGGCAAGACGCGTGACCCCCGTGGTCGCCTCAAGCCCGTTGAGAAGTGCGGCAACGTAGTGGAGCTGTTGAAGCGTATCAACAGCGACGACAGCAAACTCAAAGCGGCAGAATAAGGAGCATATAATGAGTTGGAGTTTCGATAAACTTGACCTTGGTAATGTAGCAACAGATGGCGGTCGAGCCACGCTACGACCAGGAAATCATGAAGTAAAAATCGCAGGCGCAGAAATCAAGACGACAAAAGCTGGCAACGGTAAGTATATCGAGGTCAAGCTGGAAGCCGACAATGGCCAGTATGTTATTGACCGCATTAATGTCCACCATCCAAATCAGAAGGCTACAGAGATTGGGCTTGCAAGACTTAAAAGCCTATTGACGTTTGGGGGGCACCCATCTCCAGACCAGCCTGGAGACATCAAGTCTTTGGTTGGTTTGAAGGTTGGCGTCCGTGTGGAACAGGGCGAGAGCTGGCGTGACAGCGATGGGAACGTCCGTCCTGGTGGTGGTCAGCCGCGAAACAATGGCGCTTACTTTGCACTCGATGGCAAGATTGAGTTGGGCGAGACAGAGCCTACCCCACAAATGAGTGTAGAAAAATCATCGTCAGGGACTCCCACCGTCAAAACTGGCGGACTCGACGATGCAATACCTTTCTAGGACTTTTATCCCTTTGGCTTAGAGAGGTAGGGGAGAAGCAATAGTTGCCATAACGCTAATGCTTCTCCCCATTTCATCATGGACGAAATAGTCGAAAAAATTGACGCGTCTGAGAAGGACGATAAAGAACAGCGCGCTTACCTCGGTGCCAGTATGATTGGCAATGAGTGTGAGGGCTACTTGCAGATGGGTCTTCGCGGTTATCCGAAGAAGCCATTTCCACCCAATGTTCTCCGCATATTTCAGCTTGGTCACGTCATTGAAGACTTAGTAGTCAAGCACCTCAAAAAAGCTGGCTATCATGTCATGGAGAAGGATGACTTCACTGGCAAGCAATTCGAGTGGAAGGATATAGGTGGTCATGTCAAAGCCCACGCTGATGGGATGATTGACCTTGGTCTTGGCAGGCTTTCTCTTCTTGAAATCAAGAGTATGAATGACAAGAAGCATAACGAGTTTGTCAAGAAGGGCATAAAATCTGCCAACAAGACGTACTACGACCAGATGCAAATGATGATGGGCATGAGTGGAAATCTCAAAGAATGCCTGTTCATCGCATACAACAAAAACAACTCTCAATATGCGTGTGAAGTTGTTGAGTATGACGAGCTTGATTACGCGTTTATCGTCGACAAGGTGAATAGAGTTCTTTCGGGTAGCGCAGTACGTCTACGTAAAGAGCGTGGCAAATTCCCGTGTACCTGGTGTGACAGAGAAGCCCTGTGTTGGACTAACGAGCAGGACGCTGACATACCCCGCTTGTGCCGCACGTGCACCCATGCACGTGCGCATGAAGACGGGGGATGGAAGTGCATGCTCCACAAGAAACTATGTACTGACCCATGTGACGACTGGGAACGTATCGAAATGGAGAAAGCACTATGACGAGAATGGAAAAACTCGTGAGGCTGGACGAAATTCTGGGCTCTCTTGGCGAAGTTCAGTGCGAAGAAATNGAGCTGTCTCACCAAGTCGAGAGCATGAATGAGCGCATCACCCAGCTAAACAAACAGCGGAACGGTGGGGACGCACTTATCAAGGTGGTCGATAAACGTCGGCACACAAGAGAGCGGCTGACCGAAGTCCGCATTGAGAGACAGGAACTTGAGACTGAAAAAGAACGTCTCAAGGCTGAGCTGGAGTACGGATATGACTGACATACTGCAAGAGGCAATTCAAGTTATTGAGGAGCGTGGCGAAAAATACGGTCATCCCCGAGAAAATCTGAAACGTATCGCTGAGATGTGGACCTCTTACTTGGGGTTATCAATCGAGGTTCAAGACGTGGCCATGATGATGATACTATTAAAAGTTGCTCGCACTGTTGAGACCCCTATGCACAAGGACAGCCTTGTTGACATAGCTGGTTATGTGGGTGCACTAGATAAGGCCCTGACCAGTGATTAGGATTTGGCACGCGGACGTAAGGGAGACCACCGACGGTATCTTCCTTGACCTGAGCGACCTTCTTGACGACTTAGACTGGAAAGACGGAGACACCTTGGTCTTTATTAAAAAGGAGGATGGCTCCATCCTTATTCAGAAAAAGACTAATCCCACTTAGTAGTCCAGTTTGACGACCAAGAGCCCGACTTTTTGCCTGGTTTTGTAGGCTCGCCCGCCACCTCGTCGACAGCACCTTCTCTCAGTGTTCGGATGCCACCAGCAACAGGGACGCGCTGAGCCAGAGCACGGACGGCGGCTCTTTCTTTGCCTGTTCCGTTTTCGTCGCCTCTCATTGCGGCGTCCCATCCACCAGACACAACATCATATCCAGCCCATAGTGTTCCGACCCACGGTCCACCAACAACACCCGCTGTTCTCATGGCTCCGTAAGCCCCGCCTTGGTCAACCTGCTCGGCAGTCTGATACATCATATCTGCCAGGAGACCCAAGCCCCCGAGCATAACAAAGCCTTCCAGATACCAACCAAGAAATGCGTCTACGTCTCCGTGAAGACCTGGGTCGAACCCAAGACGCTCCGCCATCTCCTGTGCTGAGCGCTCACGAAGGTTATCTCCGTCCTCGCCACGCCGTTGCACAACGTCCTTAACAGCCAGCGTTCCTGCGCCAGCAGCCGGAGCTACTG